AAAAGTAATTCAGCACGGCAAACGATATTCGAAATCTTTTAATAATGGACCGTGGAAAACTGATTTTGACGCAATGGCAAAAAAGACCGTGCTTAAATCAACTTTAAGCAAGTGGGGTATTTTATCAATCGAAATGCAAACCGCCGTTAAAATAGATCAATCGGTTATTAATGATGAAACAGGCGAAAATGTAACCTATGTAGACCACGAAGAAATAATAGTTAACCCCGAAATCGAACGTTTAAAGCAATTAATTGAAAGCTCAGAAACGATTGAAGAATTAGAGGTTTATGCAAGTTCAATTCCTGAAGAACTTAACCAGCTATTCCAAGAAAAATATATGAGTTTAACCCCGTCCGAAAAATGAATGCAGATAATATAAAATTCCGTTGTAGCTCTTTAGGGGCTTTGATGACTGAAGCCCGGACAAAATCCGGGCAACTTTCAGAAACTTGTAAAAGCGAATTAATAAAGGTTTTTATTAACGAAAAATACGGGCGTTCAAAATCGATTCAAAATAAATATTTAGAAAAGGGAATTTCACAGGAAGAAGAATCGATTACGCTTTATTCGAAGTTTAAAAAAAACTATTTCGTAAATAATAAGGCGCGAATGAGTAATGATTTTATAACGGGCGAATGGGATATTTTGAAAAACGAAATTGTAACCGATATTAAAACAAGCTGGGATATATTTTCTTTTTTCAAAGCGAAAAACGAACCATTAAACAAAGATTACTATTTCCAGCTTCACGGTTATATGAGTTTAACGGGCGCCAAATCTTCGACCCTTGCTTATTGCTTAGTCAATACCCCGTTAAATTTAATTGAACAGGAAAAAAAATCGCTTTGGTTTAAAATGAATTGCCCCGATCACGAAGCTATTGAATATTTAAAGGGCTGCGAGGAAATCGAACGCTTATCCATTTACGAAGATATTCCCGTTAATGAGCGCGTTTTTGAAATCGAAATAGAACGAAACGAAGAAACTATCGAAGCAATTAACAAACGTGTTTTAGAGTGCCGCGAATGGATGAATTTAAACCTTTTCGGCAATGAGTAAAAAGGTTTTCGAAATCGATATTAATTTATTTTGTCGCGCGTATAATTTGACACTTGCACAGGAATTTCGTTTCGATACTTCGCGCCGCTGGAAGTCCGATTACTATATTTTAGAATTCAACTGTTTAATCGAATTTGAGGGAATGGGCGGGAATCATTATAGCGGAATGGGCGGGCATCAAACGTTAACGGGTTACACGGCAAATTGTGAAAAATATAATCGCGCTTCGTTAATGGGTTTTAAATTACTGAGGTACACGGCGAAAAATTCAAAAGATTTATTAAATGATTTAAAAACGTTATTAAATGAAAAAACAAACGGCGGTTGAATGGCTCAACGAAGCAATAAACAATAAATTAAAAAGCGAATTAGGACCGTCTTTTACGGATCTATTTAATGAAGCAAAAGCAATCGAACGCGAACAAATAATTAATTCTTATGATTCAGGAACATTTTTTTTGAAGGGCGAAGATTATTATAAAACTACATTCGAAGATGAAAGCGGAATTTGAAAATTATTTAGCAAAGCATAAAACCGAACCGTTTGTTATGCTGGACGAAATGGATTTAGATTTTGAACAGTTTTGCGAACTATTCGAAAGGGATTACGCTTTTCAGCAAATGTGGAAAATTGGATGCGATTTTAACTATTACGATATTCGGGCGGGAAAATGCCAGCACGCGAAAATAGTTCACGGAAAAATATTTTGCAGCGTAAAAGGTTGTAATTGAAAAATAAGTATATTTGTAAAACGTTCGAAGGTAGTAGCTCGAATGATCTAAAAACATTTTGCCCGTTGAGGGCTGCGAGAAACGGGAAAACTGTTTCGCTACTACCGCAGCTTTTAACGGGCTTTTTAATTTTTTAAAAAATGAGAACAAAACTCGAAGAACTTAGCAAAGAAGAATTGATTTTAATGATTAAAAGACTTTACATTCAAGAAAGATTGAATCGATTGAATAAAGATTTTCCCGATAATAACGATAAGATGAAAATTGAATTAATGGAGCATTTTATTTATGATGTTGCTTTAGATTTAGATCTTATTATTTTAGGTAATAACTGTTAGTAATGTTTGATTATTTCAATAAATTCTATTCGTGGGTAGATGAAAACCCCGAAAAGGTCGATCCATATTTAATAGCGGTTTATTTCGCGTTATTGAACAGGGCGAACAAAAGTTTATGGAAGGAAAAATTCGCTATTATTTTAGTCGATATTCAGGAAATGAGCGGGATTAATTCCCGAACAACTATGATTAAAACTTTAAATAAATTAGAGGAATTCGGCTTTATTAAAACGGTTTCTAAAACTCAAAACCAATATAAAAATAGGGTTATATGCCTTCCATTAAATGGAAAGCAAATGAAAAGCACGCGGAAACCAAATGAAAACCAAATGGAAAGCAATTGGACACAAAATAAAGACTTATTAAACGATATAGACTTAATAAACAATAAAGACAATATTTCAGAAAATGAAATTTCTATTGATGAATCTAAAAAAAATAAAAGAGAATTTAAGGGTGCTTGGTTTGTAAATGCAACCGACGAAGATTTTATCCAGCACATAAAAAAATTCAAAGAGGAACACCCCGAACACGGTTACCCCGAAAAACTATTTAATGATTTTATAAACTATTATACAACCCCGCACAAAGACGGCGGAATAGTTATAAATCATCAAGGCAGTTTCGGAATTATTAATAAATTGCGTCAATGGACCAGCGACCCGAAAAACGCTGGAAAATACGAAATCAAAACCCCTAAAAAACGAATTCACTATGAATAACCCCAACGATCAAATCGAAAAAACCTTAATCGGAATATTATTAAGCCCGAATGAAATTTACAAAGAAATTATTTCGCAAATAGGACCGCACCATTTCGAAAACGAACTTTGTCGAAAAGCATTCCATTTCATAAAAAAAATAAACGACGAAGGAAAACGCCCCGATCCTGTTTCACTTTTGAACGCGTGGAAATCTTCGGAATCCTTTTCAATGCCCGAATACGCCGAAGCCCTTAAAACGAGTCAAAACGTAACGTATAACGAGAATATACCCGAACTAATAGAAACGCTTCATAACGCCTTAATAACGCGAAATATTACGAAAATCTATTACGAGGTCGGAATAGGTTTGCACGAAAAGAAACCGGGGCGGGATATTGCCGAAGAAATGATTAAACGCCTAACCAAACTAACCGAAGAAGGTTCCGAACTTCAAAAGATAGTTGAAATGCCCGAACTAACAACAAACGAACGGGAAGCATATTATAGGCGCGCTGAATTAGCGAAGTCAGGGCAAACAAGCGGCTTAGAAACGGGGATTGAATCTGTAAATAAATTTACAGGCGGCTGGCAAAACGAATTAATTATTATAGGGGCGCGTCCTTCAATGGGCAAAACCGCTTTAGCTTTATTTTTTGGAATGCAAACACAAAAGCCCGGAATATATTTCAATTTAGAAATGTCGCAATCGCAATTAACGCAGCGTTTAATTCTCCAAAATGCAAACGAACGAATCCGATCTTCGGCACTCAGGGACGGAACCTTAAACCCTGACGAATTAACCTATTTTGAAAAGACAATCGGAATAGTCGAAAACAAACCTTTTAAAATTTACGATAAAGCTGGATGCGGGGTTAATGAAGCAATTCGAATTATAAAACGACACGCGCGTTTAAATCAATGCGAGTGGGTAATTATCGACTATTTGCAATTGATGACCTTAGAGGGCTTTAAAGGCGGTAACAGGGAAGCCGAAGTTTCGCAAATATCCCGCACATTGAAAGCCGCGCAAAAGGAATTAAACATTCCCTTTATTGTTTTAGCTCAGTTAAATCGAAAATGCGAGGAAACAACCGATAAAAAACCGTCCCTTTCTCATTTACGGGAATCAGGATCAATCGAACAGGATGCCGATACAGTCGCTTTTTTTTTGGGACCTGAATAT